ATGACACAAAGAGATGAAGGACACAATTATAGAGATAGTAAGAATAAGGCTAGAGAGTACGAGCGCAAGCAGAAGTATGAGGCAATCATTGATATGGTTATAAGGTGGTTGGATTCTAATATAGATGAGTGGCAAGCCAATGATTTATTAAATGATCCTAGAATTGAAATTAAAAATGCTGTTGCTGATGATAGTAGGGATTTAAAAGAAAAAATAGAACTAGCATTAGACCCAAGCACAACCAAAAGAGAAATAGAGGACGGGGACTTATGACAGAACAAACAGATAGATTAATTGCAGAGATGGAGTTAGAAAAAAGAAAGAGCAAGCGAGCAAGCAATGGTTTTAAATTTCACTACAACACAATAGGTGATTGTTTTTATGATATTTATTGTCAACCCAACTGCACCAAAAAAGAAGACTTGTTAAAAGATATAGCGGGTATTTTAAATGGTGAACTTACTGCAGACGACTTTGCAAAAGAAATAATACAATGGGTGGGCGAGCGGAGTGATGAGTGTTATTTAGATGATGATTGCCAAATAAGAAGATTTGATGAAGTAAAAGAGGGGTCAGTATCAGTACCAATTGCAAAGCAAGGTAGGTCGTAAGCCACCCCTCATAAGGTTTACTATTAATGCAGTTGATTTATACGGTAATTTACGCTAAAAGTCAAGTTTATGGGATTACCAAAAAACTTAACAGAACGACAGCAAAAGTTCGCAGAATTACTAGTATACAACGAGGGGCGCAAGAGCCCGAGCGAGTGTGCTTATGAGGCAGGGTACAAGACTAGACCCCGTCAGGCTGCGAGCGAGCTACGAAATCCTAAAATTGCACCATTGGTTGTTAAATACATCGGTGAGTTGCGAGCAGAGATACAAGAAAAATACGGGATTAATTTTGAAAAACACATTAGCGAACTAGCAAAACTACGAGAAGATGCGCGAGCTAAAGGGGCCTGGAGTGCTGCAATTAACGCAGAGATTGCAAGAGGTAAAGCGGGTGGTTTATATGTGGATCAGAAGTTAGTCTTATCCGGAAATTTAGATAATATGTCAGAGAAAGAATTAGAATCTAAAATGAAACAAATTTTAGATGATCACAAAACTTTAATTAATATTACCCCAGAAGAAGAGATAAAAGAATCAGTAATAGAATCAAACCTTGATAGTGATTCAATTCAGAAATAATTTTACTATATAATCTTCTTGGAAACTTTTTTACTAGTGCCCACTTGTTTATAACTGGTTTGTATTCCATTTGAGTCTGGCCCTTTCCTTGGTGGAAGTTGATCCCATTTTACATTAGGCATATTCTTTGTCAATGTGGGATTAAAAATCCTATTAAAGTTTTCTTTATATAAATCATTGGTAGGTCTTGATCTACCATCATAACTAAATTTTTTATTTTTCATTTATTTTCTCCATACGTACTATACACCCTTTTGGAAAAACATTCCTATCAGAAAATAACTCATCATTAGATTCATAGCTTGCAAAGGTTCTAATATTCTTTTTATCTTTGTTTAAAAGATATGCGTGAGTTATCATCTCTGATGGCATAAATCCCAATGCTGAATGTAAATCAGCGTGCCCGCTGTCCCCCGTGATATCCAACCACGTGATTTTGTAGAAATAATATCTTTTCTTTTTAATAACAACAGATTTGTATTTTGATTTTTTAAGTTTTCTCATATCAATCCTTATACTATAGGGGAATTTTTAGGCAAATTTGTTTTTACAAAAACCAAAAAATCCTTCGCGCGCCGAGTACATAAAAATAAACAGCCAATACCAATGCTTATTTAACACCTATGCAGTCACTGCATATACTAACCATACTTTTAGGGGTGTGCCAGAGCAAAATCGTCTACTATTCAACAATACTGTCAAGTGTGCCATACTGTGCCACCAAAAAACGACCCTTTGGCACACCTATTAGTCAATAATACCAACGATAATAGGTCAAATTTGGACTTTGTGCCACTGTGCCACCAATAAAAAGTGATCACTGAAAAAAAAAATTACCCTAGAATTCCCCTTATGTGCGGAACACTTTAGAATGATTCTAAAGTTTGTATGGTTTTGTGCCTATTTTTATTATTTTTTTTACACCAGGGCCTTGTAAATCTAATGTTGCATAGGGTTTCCAAGACTTTTTTATTAGATTTAACTCTAAAATAAAGTTTGACCACTGCTTTGGTGATATATCTTTGCTTTGTATTACTACTTTTTTCATAATTTTACAGGGTTTCCACTCTCGCTTCCACCCCGTTCCCCGAGGAAATCATTTACTATACGTGGTAGATTGTAAGTGAAGGTACTTTGGATCCTTCTTCAACACTATACGCCAAGCTGAAGAACTGTTTATCTTACCTATTAATCTACTTTCTTGTAATTCTATTTTACCAATCTCATTAAGACCGCCGTGATCGTTTTCCATATAGATAAAACAATCTGATATAGCTGTGCCTTTGTTGCCATTACTAAACTTATCTAGTATCTGTTGAAAATCTCTTAATCTTAAACTCATTTGTTTAACCTATCATATGTAATTTTTGGATACATTTCTTGATATCTTCTTGCCACATTTTTGACACCTTGATACCACTTTTCCTTCCACATCTCTTTTATCTCTTTGCTTTCAGCTTTGTAATAAGCATTTGCTATCTTATCCAACATTGCTTGATCTTTGTTTATAGTATTCATCCACCCTCCTTAAAAAGTCGTGTTTATATTTTTGGAACTCCTTACCTTCAATAACGAATTCCTGGTAGTAATTGTCCTTACTACACATCATCACCACACCTTTGGTAATTTCTGTTTTATAGATAAAATTGTGGGCCATTGCATAGGCCGCCAATTGAAGACAGTAATCCCCGATCCACTCTCGGCGCTTCGGTTTGTTCGTTTGTTTAAAATCTATAATAGCGTCCGTACCCTTGTGTATCCCAACGAGATCCGTTTGCCCCGCATACAGCCCAGGATAGTACAAAGTACATTCTGTGCCGTAGTATGTCGGAACATTGCATAGACCCTGCTCTATGACCCTTACAGCCATATTATGGGCCTGTTTTCCAACGTTGGTCTCATCCAAATAACCTTTATCAAGGATATACATCTCAAGAATCTTGTGCATCGCAGTCCCTCTAGCTGCCGACTCATCCACGATCCGCGCAGCATTTGCCTCTCCCATCTTCTCGCGCCATCTTTTTAATCCTTCCTTCTTCTCGGCCGGTTCAGTTGCTGACAATATTGTAGTAACACTTGGTAACTTTTCTTTATCATTAATATTATAATGACGTTTACCTTCAATCGCTTCTCGTACCGTTCTCGGATATATAAATTTATTATCTCTTTTCATTAATTTTTAATCCACATCTTGTAGTGTTCAAAGTTTACTACATTATCTTTTTTTTCAATCGTAGAGTAGTGTTCGATTACTTGTTGTATCTTACCTAACTTTACGTGAGCGTAAGGAAACAATATACAACACACGTGAAAGCAATCTCTAAACACACAACGCCACCTATATTGCATCTTGTGTCCATTCTTTCTAGGTTTTTTATTTAAGGTCCCACAACCTAAAACTTCTGTTAACCAAACTAAAACAGATCTATCGGTCATTGCAATCTCCATAGAGATACGCCAACAATCATAGATTCCATTCTTTTTCTTTTCTTTATATTTTTTATAAGTGATAGTCCCTTCACCATCAAAAAGCCCTGCTATATATGCAGCTTCAGCCTCTGTCATTGTAAAGTAACTTTCTTATCACCTTCTAATATTTCAGCAATCTCTTTTCCCGTAGCGCCTTCAGGAATATCATTAAGTAATTGTTCATATATTTCAGCTACTACCTCACCTTGTGAATTACAAGTAGGACACTGATGTACTTCAGTATAAGAACCATTGCTCTCTCTTAAATAACCATTGCCTTTGCAATGATCACAGATAATTTTAGTCTTTCGCTTTTCCATTTTTGTATCCTGTTTTCTTTGCTGCACGTGTTGCTAATGCTTCAATAGTTTTACTGATAGTTAACTTCGCATCTAAAAATTTTCCATCTGCTAGATAACTTAACTTCTTATAAGTATCAATCGGCACGGATACAGATTTAAACTTATTCGGATCTGCCATTTTTTTCCTTTCTTTGTTTTTCAAAACCTTTTAAAGTATAAGGTTGAGTTCCTTTCAACATCTCATCTCTTTTCTCTTCATACTCTCTATCTTTTATATATTTTTGATGTTCCGGATATTTAAAATTAAGTTCCATTTCTTTTAAATCATTGGCTCTGTCTAACATTAAGACCCCTAATCTAATATTACTAGTTAACGCTAATAATAATTTAACTTCGTTCTCTGACATAAATTTCCTTTCTCTGATTAGTATTAATATATGGGAATCTATACCAACAAATGAATGCTTGTCAAACAATTTATTTTAATATAAAATTGTGATCTCTTCTCACACCTTTTGTTTGTTCGTCCCTTTCTTGGGACGGGCAGACAATTTAGAATGATTCTTAAGTAACTACTTTTCCTTCGTCTTTTTTAGGAGTGCAAGTAAATTTAGGATACAACTGGGAGTTGTTTATTTCATCTTTAGTAAAATTACCATCTGCATATATAATCTCGTAAGACTCTGATAGTCCTGCTCTTATGCAATCGTGATGATCAGGAAATACTTTTGGATAATCTTTGTTGGTGTAGCATTCTTGGCTCATTGCAGAACAGATGAACACCGTAAGTAAGAATTTCATCTAACGCCCTTGGCCCTTATAACGTGTTAATTTTTTTTGTAATTTTTTGTGTTTGTTTAAACTCTTCGTGTGAACGCCACGACGTTTTTTAGGTTTATCTCTAGGTACAAAATGTGTAAATTTTTGTTTAGCCATCTTCGTCTAACCATTCCTTAACAAATGGTTTTGCTCCTTTGGGTGATGTTATAACTGGTAGATAAGTTATCTTACCATTTACGTGTTGTTCTAAATCTGCTCCGCAACTCATACACCTAAAAAAATCTCTATCTATACTGACCAACATAGTGAACTGATCACACGTTGGACACTTACCATTAACGACTTCTGCTTGAAATCTTAAATTTTTTTTTGCCATTACTGACAACTTAAACACTCATCGCTGTCACTATCGAGATCAGCTAATGCTTCCTGCTTACATTCATCGCTACAGAACAAATCTAATTCTTCTTTAGCTTCAAATTCTTTTTTACACTTATTACAATTTTTTTTCATTACTCTAGTATTAACTTCTTTATCGAAAAAGATCCATCTATATTTGTCTCAAGTTCTGCCATAGATTTTATACACTGATATTTTATGTGCGATTTAGATTCACGCTTCGCGACCCTCTTACCTTTTAAACAATCAGACATAGACTGTTGTATACGGGCCTCCTTGATCTCTCCGTTGATAATCATCAATAAAGCTACCACTAACTCTGTCATATTGTTTT